AAGAGGTTCTTATGACTTCTACAAAACTGACTGGAAATACTTAAACGATGCTTCTACAAGAGGTGCTATGACAGGTGTAAGTTCAATTGAAGGTGTATTAGTACCTGCAGGAACTTCAACTGTTTATGACCAAATTCTTGGAACAAATATCAGAAGACCTTTCTTACATGTAAGATATAGAGCTTCTCAAGCTGATGATAGAAGAATGAAATCATGGTTAACAGGTTCTGTTGGCGGTGCTTATACTTCTACTCTTGATGCTATGGAAGTTAACTTCTTATCAGAAAGATGTCTAGTAACTCAAGCAGCTAACAACTTTGTATTATTCAAAGGTGTGTAGTTGATTTATAAAGGTTAGGGCGCTTCGGCGCCCATATACCTTTTAATTATTTAATTATATTATATTATGTCAAAAAAAGAAA